GTCTACAGTGCCTACAACAGCAGTTCCATAATTACTGTTACCTTCATCTTCATAAAAAATAACAACTTTACCAGCATTACTATCAAATGTCATACCAATCATATCGGTAGCACCTGATTCAAAAGTAACTTCAGATCCTACAGCAGAACTAAAAGAGGAACCAGATACTTGAGCAACAGTGCCATCAGCATTAACAACAACTGACGCACCATCAGTTATTGCACCACTAGCAATAGCTCGTACTTCAGCATCTAAAGCTATGTCACCGACAAATCTCATTTAAGTTCCTATGAAAGTTCTTCGTATGTCACGGTGTAGGTTAAATCGTTAGCCGCACTTGCAGTAACACCAAGAGACTTATTTTCTTCTAAGTATAGCCCTTGGTTCTTATCTATAATAACTACGAATGAATCTGCTGGTACTGCTATAGTAGAAGCGATAACTACTGCTGTTCCTGCTAGATCGTCTTGAGGGTATATTGCTACAGTTACAGTAGCTGAGTTTGTACCATCTACGTTAGATATAATGAGACTGTTTATTTTCATTACCTTGCCAGATGATGCAGGATTATTTACAGCATTGACTGCTGAAGTTCCTGTTAATAATGCGGTTGCTGTCTTTGCAGTAATGGTTGCTACATTGACAATATTAGGTGCTGACATATTTTATCTCCTTTTAGCCAAATACCATTGCCATAGCGATAGCCTTGCCTGTTGATGCTTTTGTGTTGAGTTGGGTTTGGATTGCGCTGGTTACGCCGTTGACATAACCCAGTTCTGTCGCTGTAGTTGAAATGCCGTCAAGTTTGTTAAGTTCAGTAGCAGAGGATGTAACGACTGTACCGCCCAGTGCCAAGCCGTTTGTGCCATCGTGGCTGGCTATATCGAAGTTATATGACCCATCCAGAAAAGTCGTGTTACCTTTGATGATTAACTTATCGGTTCCATCTTCGTCATATTCGAGATAGACATCTTGCCCCGTACCGAAATACAGCTTTTTATCATCGGCAATAGTTACATCACCACCAGATATTAACAGCGAGTCTGTACCGTCTTCATCGTATTCCATCGTGACATCTTGGTCGCTACCAAATTTGATTTGCTTATCATCAGCTATGTATATGTCACCAAATTCAGCAGTGGCAGAACCAATGTCAGCCCCACCGCTGGCATCTGGCAACAAAGATGTTTCGATGGTTACTGTGTTTGTTCGTATTCCCGAAGTGCCGTTGTCTATCGCCCCGAAGCGGCTAGTTATTGAACCGCTGTCGAGAGCGCCAGTTGTTACAATATTGCTACCACCAACATTATGCGAAGCGAAATAGGTAGACACGGTGTCTACGTTGGTCATACGCATTGTACCACCGTCGTTCACAAGCAAACCATCGCCACTGGCTACTGCCGTTGTGCCTCTAGCTGTATCGCCATCGATTAAATTAAGTTCAGCGGCAGTTGTTGTCACAACCGTACCTGCCAATGCTAAACCGTTTGTGCCATCGTGACTTGCGATATTTAAATTATAGGAGCCGTCTGCAAGAGTTGTATTGCCTGTGATGAGAAGCGTATCAGTCCCGTCTTCGTCATACTCCATCGTGACATCTTGATCGTTGCCGAATTTAATTTGCTTATCGTCGGCTATATAGATGTCACCCCATTCAGCAGTTGCAGAGCCAATATCAGCACCACCCGAAGCATCAGGCAACAAAGATGTGTTTGCAGTAATTGTTGTACCGACAATTGTTGTTGCAGAGTTTGCTCCAATTGCTGTGCCATCGATTGCACCGCCGTCGATATTCACTGAATCGTTAGCCTGTGTTGCTATAGTGCCCAAGCCTAGCGATGTTCTAGCTGTAGCTCCTGATTCCGCTACCCACGTCGAACCATTTCCAACGATAAAATTACCATCTGTTTTAGATAACGCGCCTATAGCTGTGAGATCTGCATCTGCTGTGACAAAAGCAGAACTATCTAATGCTGCCGCCTGCCATCCACTCGAAGTGAACACCTCTAACCTATTATCTGAACTGTTAAAATAAAGGTCTCCTACCTGATTGCTTGAAGAATTAGATCTTGCTGAAGGATCTGAACCAGCTGCACCGTGGTACACTAGGGCAAAATTTGTGACTTCTCCTGACATGCCAGCCACGGTTGTAACATTTGACGCAATTCCAGCAACAGTCGTAACATTTGACGCAACTCCAGCAACCGTAGTCACATTTGACGCAACTCCGGCAACCGCAGTTACATTTGATGCAATCCCGGCTACCGTTGTGACATTAGATGCGATGTTTTCAACAGCTGTAACATCAGAAGCAATTGCATTTACGCCCGAAACATCCGTACTAATTCCAGCCACCGTTGTAACATTACTGGAAATTCCAGCAACAGTATTTATGTTTGATGAATTACCAGCAACGGCATTTATATTTGATGAATTACCAGAGACATTTGTAATATTTGTTTTAAAAGGATCGGTATTAACTGCGCTTACGTGTGACGCAATTGTATTAACACCGCTAACTGCGCTTGATATACCAGCGACGGTTGTGACATTAGAGCTTATTCCAGCAACAGTGGTTACGTTAGATGAAACACCCGCCACAGTATTTATATTTGATGAGTTCCCGGCAACTGAATCAATATTTGTTTTGTTGCCTGCCACTGCATTAATATTAGTGGAATTATTTGCTACGGATGTGACGTTTCCATTTATGCCACTTACAGTTGTGATGTTAGTCGCGTTTGCATAAACCCCGTTAATCGCCGCAATGTTTGCCGCCAGTGTTGCCAGAGTTCCTGTGTTGACGGCGCTGACAATATTAGCCAGTGAAGCACCGAGCAATGTTGTTATGACGTTGCTGCCATCAACATATATAATGTCTTTACCGACCGGGATCTCAACGCTATCCCCGGAACTGGTCTTGACGTAGACAGTGAACTCACCGCCTGTCGCATTGTGTATGAAATAAAGTTTCTCTACATTGGGTAACACAACATAACTAATACCTGTCAGTGTGCCCGTTAACTTGAGGGTCATATGACGTGCTTCATCACTAACGAAGTTCGTTGTTGAAAGCGTCGTAGTACCTGACCCCGATATGTCTTTTGTTAAAACACCTGATATCGCTTCTTCGACCAACGCAAAGTTAACGTCAGTTAAAGTTCCCCAAGTACCGTCGTTACCGCCTGATTCTTGATCTCTAAATCTTAGTGCTGTGGTTGCTGTATCTGCCATATGTTACACCGCCGGGACATTGTCATTAGTGACTTGCTGTCTCGCATAGCGTTTGTTTACGCCAGCCAGCGCACGCTCATAAAACTGTGCATACATAGCAGCTGCTTCTGGAAATTTGACGTAAGCAGATGCGTGGCTAAGACAACAATATAATAAAAGTTGATATGCGTTATCGGTTAAGAAGTTAGTGGTATTGGATGCAGACAACCGCGATAGCCTCTGGGTAAAACCAATCTCATAGGCGTGTGCCGCAGATGGACTTGGGGCCACTAAAAATTCTGTTGCGTTTAGTTCCCCAAAATATTTTGGTGTGCCTGTAGTGCTGGTGCTTGGATAAAACTCTTTTAAGAAAGTAACTTCGCGACGCTCTAACTGAATTACTGTGGAGCCGCTTGTTATCTGGAAATATCGAATACCACGCTCACCTGTGGGTTTGATAATTGTGTTATCACCTATCGTCATTTCACCAGACGCAGATGAAAAGAAAGCGTCTTCCGTTACGTCGTCAGCTATTTGATCTTCAGCGTTCTGGATTATCTGATCTAACTGACCCGCAAGTTCTGTCGTATTATTATCAAGCCAGTCCTGTATATCTGTTTTTAATGTTAAGAATGTCGCCATTAGACTGGATCACTTCCCTGCCCTGATGTTGACGGAAACTGGACTGACAAACTGGTGACAGTGCCCACACTAAAGCCATCGGTTGGTCGTGGATTTTTCAGCGAAAGATTTTCTTTAATAAATCTTTTCGGTGTTAGCTGTGGATGCTTTGCTTCGTAGGCGCGTGGACTTACGCGCAAGCCATTCCACTGGGTTTTGAGTTTACGATACGGAACCCGCTCCCCTGTGATGTCACAATAACCAAATGAATTTTTACCCGATCCGTGCCGCAAAACCTGTACCCGCTATGTTTGGTGTCAAAAACAGTGACGTGCGTTCTTCGTCTTCTTGTATTGCTCGAAGAACATCCTCGTCGTAGCGCCGTTTAAACAGCGTTGTGCGAGCAGTATCCAGCGTCGGTAACTTCTC